GTTTCCATGTTCTTGATGACAAGCGTGGCGCCATTCGCCAGTTTCTTACTGAGAATGTTGGTATGATTGGTTATTCAGATGAAGTTGCAACAAAATCAAAAATGTTCCATAGTGAAAAATTGTTGACCGGTTTCGACCTTGGCTATGATGAGTATTTCCTAGTCAAAGGTGGCGATAATCTTGATTGTGATGATGAAGATTTGACAATCGATTCTTCCGCAACCAAATCACAAATGGTAAAACAATTCGCAAAATTTACAGGAGGTCGTGTTCAAAACCGTGTGCTGTTAACAAAGTTTTCCGAAATGATTGCGTAATGCGAGATTGGGGCGTTGTATAAAAACAACACCCCCTCTTGACAAATGTGTGGAAGTGCGATATAATATCTGTATAAATTGAGAAAGGTATCTTTATTATGAATGCAAAGCAAAAACAGTTTTTCGAAGTTCTCTCACAAAGTTTCAAACCTGGCACGGTTCTAACCCGTGATGAGATTGTAAATTTTGCCGATGAGAATGGTTTCACAACACCAACATATTTTATTAATGATAAGTATCGTGTTGGTCGTGGTCAATATGAAGTGCCGAGTGTTGATGCCGGCCAATCAGTTGTTAAAACAAAACCTGTAGTGACAAAACCTGAACCTGAAATGGAATACGCCCAAGCGGTTGCACAAGTAATTCAAATGCCAAACCAAAAAGTTTTGCAACAAGCGAAAATGCAACAAGATGTTGCCAACCTTATTCCTGAAAAATTTAAAGGTTATGCTCCTTTCGGTTTCTTCAATGACCTTAAAGGTATCATTCAATCTAAGATTTTCTATCCTGTTTTCATCTCTGGTCTTTCTGGTAATGGTAAGACTTTGATGGTTGAACAAGTGTGTGCCAATCTTGGTCGTGAAGTTGTAAAAGTGAACATTGGTCCTGAGACTGATAAAGATTCTCTAATCGGTGGTGAAACTCTGATTGATGGTAATGTAGTATTCCGTGAAGGTCCTGTGCTGTTAGCAATGCGCCGTGGTGCGGTTCTACTCCTTGATGAGATTGACCGTGGTACCAACCGTCTAATGTGTTTGCAAGAAGTGATTGATGGTAAAGCATTCCTTAACGATAAGACTGGCGAAGTGATTAACGCCGCCTCAGGATTTCAAGTGATTGCTACTGCAAATACCAAAGGTCGTGGTAGTGATGATGGTCGTTTCTCTGCCGCACAAATTCTTGATGAGGCATTCCTTGAGCGTTTTGCAATTACAATCGAACAGGAATATCCTGCCGCTACAGTAGAGAAAAAAATTATTGTTGCCGAACTTGAAAAGAAAGGTATCGATGATGTTGACTTTGCCGAAAAACTTGTTAAGTGGGCAAATGTGATTCGTGATACTTTTGCACAAGGTGCAATTGATGAGATTGTTTCTACTCGCCGCCTTGTTCGTATCGTGCAAGGTTACGCAATCTTTAAAGATAAACTAAAGGCAGTTCAACTCGGTGTCAATCGTTTTGATAGCGAAACGAAATCGGCATTCATTGACCTCTATACGAAAGTAGATTCTGGTCAAATGGAAGAGAATGCAACACAAGTTACTTCTACCGAAAATAGTGTTGCAGAGGAACAACCTTTCTGATACATTAATGATATAGAAACTGATTAACAGTTTCGAATCCAGAGTGGTCGACCACGCCATTCTGGATTTTATTACATCGTGGTATTTCAATATGGAGATTGATAATTATGTCAAATAAAACTCAACTAGAGAAACTTGAATCTTTCTTTTCTAAAGAAGGTAAAACTCTAACCGCCAAACAAGCACAAAGCATGTTCGGTGTTGAGCGTATGAGCGCCCGAATCTATGACCTACGCCAAAAAGGTTATTGCATCTACAGTAACCCACGCAAGGGTTCGCAGTCGGTCGAATACCGTTCTGGTCGCCCAACTCGTTCAATGGTTTCTGTCGCACATAAAGTTCTTGGTGACAGCGCATTCGCCGCTTAATCTAAGTAGTGAAAATGGGGCGGTGTTTTGGCACTTGCCCCTTTTTTCTCATAAGAGTGTTGATGAAAAAATTAAATAGAGATACAATTAAAGAATCACAAAATGCTACAACAGGTGGCAGAAAATTTGATGGCGGTAAGTTGCAATATGGACTTATCCCACCTCTTGCATTGAAAGAGATGGTCAAGGTATTGACCTTTGGTGCAGAGAAATACGAACCTGATAATTGGAAGATAGTTCCAGATTCCAAACGCAGATACTTTGATGCCATGCAAAGGCATCTGTGGGCTTGGAAAGAAGGTGAACAGATGGACCCTGAATCGGGAACCCATCACTTGGCACATGCAATGTGTTGCCTATTCTTTTTGTATGAACATGATATATTATATTCGAAAGAGGTGAACGATGAAAATCAGTAAAACAACACTAGAGATTTTGAAGAATTTTTCTACAATCAATGAAAATATTCTAATTAATCCTGGTAACAAACTACAAACAATTTCAGGCATGAAAAACATTTTTGCGGAAGCAGAAATTGCAGAAAACTTTCCTGTTGAAGTTGCAATCTACGATTTGAATTCTTTTCTAAGCACCTTCTCTTTATTTGAAGATGCTGATATTGAATTCAATGATACACATATGATTTTTTCTAAGGGTCGTGTGAAGAGTAAATATTTTTATGCGAACAAAGAAAACTTAGTTGTTCCTAAAAAATCAATTACAATGCCTGATTGCGAAGTGACATTTAATCTGTCGCAACAAACAATTTTAGACACACTTAAAGCGTCAAGTGTTATGTCTCTTCCTGATATCACAATTTCATCTAACGATGATGGTGTTTCTCTTTCTGTTCGTGATAAAAAGAATTCCTCTTCAAACAATTACGATACATCAATTGAATGTGATTCAGATGGCAAGTTCGAAATGAATTTTAAATCTGAACATTGGAAGATTATTGCTGATGATTATGAAGTTAAATTATCGAAGTTGAACATCTCGCAATTCACCGCAAAGAACCGTAAACTAAAATATTGGATTGCACTAGAAGACAGCAAATATAATAAGGGGTAAACTATGTCGTTACAACATTTTACACCAACATTGAGAACAATTCGTGATTGGGGAATTAAAAGTGTAGCACTCAATCCCACTCAAGTTGTCGCAGTAATTGAGATTGGTAAATGCGATGAGGCAATGTATGAAGAGGGTACAAACATCGTTATGTCAGATGGCCATGTCTATAATGTTACTGAATCATATCTTGATGTTGTAGGTCGTTTATTTTCAGCAGTTTAACTTTGTGAGGTTTTATTATGATTGAGCGTGAAGATTTTTTGTGGGTTGAAAAGTATCGCCCAAAAACAATTGATGATTGTGTTCTACCAAAAGAATTGAAACAAACTTTTAAAGAGTTTGTTGAGCAAGGACAAATTCCTAATTTGATTCTTTCTGGTGGTCCAGGTATAGGTAAAACAACAGTCGCTAAGGCGCTTTGTAATGAACTTGATTATGATGTTCTCATGATTAATGGTTCAGATGAAGGGCGCCTTATTGACACACTACGAACAACAATTAAAGGTTTTGCATCAACAGTATCTTTAACTGGTTCTAAAAAAGTAGTGATTATTGATGAGGCAGATTATCTGAATCCTCAGACCGTTCAACCTGCAATGCGTAATTTCATTGAAGAGTATAGTAAAACATGTCGATTCATTATGACATGTAATTACAAAAATCGAATCATTGAACCTCTACATTCTCGTTGTTCAGTTATAGATTTTAAAATTGAACCAGCAGACAAACCAAAGATTGCCGCAACTTTCTTCAAGAAAGTGATTGATATTTTGTCGGCAGAAAATGTTGAGGCGGATTCTAAAGTTGTTGCCACACTTGTTGAAAAATTCTTTCCCGATTGGCGCAGAGTATTAAATGAACTTCAACGATATTCAGTTTCAGGTAAGATTGATTCTGGCATTCTTGTTGCTGGTGATACAAATATTCGTGATTTAACTGGTGCCCTTAAATCAAAAGACTTTGCAAAAGTTAGAAAGTGGGCCGCAGACAACACAGACCAAGACCCTGTTCTTATCTACAAAAAGATGTATGAATCTTTTTCCGAATTTCTTAAACCTCAGAGTGTTCCTGAAGCAATTTTGCTTCTCGCTAGATATCAATATCAAGCGGCATTTGTAGCAAACCAAGAAGTGAATTTAGTTGCCTTTTTAACCGAAGTTATGATTTCGTGTGAGTTTGAGTGATGACGCCATTTGACTTTATTAATGCTATCTCACAAACGAAAGAACAATTAATTGTTGATGACTTAACAGAAAAAGAATATAAGCCGTATATCATTAATCTCGGTCTAAGCATGAACATGGATACGGTTTTGCAAGCAAATGAGATGAATATTCACAATTTTCTTGATAATAATCTTCAATTTTCCTTTTTGCTAAATACAATTAGTAAGAAAAAACGATTTAATAAATGGGTTAAATCGGCCAAAATTGATGACTTAGAGTATGTTAAAGAATATTTTCGTTATAGTGACGAGAAGGCAAAACAAGCACTCAAAATCTTAACCGATGAAAATATAAAAACTATAAAAGAAAAATTGGAAAAAGGTGGAAAGAAATGATTGAAGAAAAGTGGAATCCTAATGAAATGGTCGAGGTGAAACTTAGAGAACCGGACGATTTCTTAAAAGTCCGTGAGACACTAACACGCATTGGTGTTGCTTCCCGTAAAGATATGAAACTATATCAGTCTTGCCATATTCTACATAAGCAAGGCAGATACTTCATTGTTCATTTCAAAGAGTTATTTGCATTAGACGGCAAAGAAGCAAACTTAGAAGAAAATGATTTTCAACGCAGAAACACAATCACAAAGTTATTAGAAGATTGGGGTTTGATTAGTGTTGTAAATAAAGAACTTGTTACAAACCAAGCACCATTATCACAAATTAAGGTTTTGTCTCATAAAGAGAAAGACCAGTGGGAACTTGTTCCGAAATATAATATCGGAAAAAAAGCAAAAGTTGTATAAATAATTTTATTCCCCTCGGGATGGGAACTGGCTTTCAAAGGTGTGCCAGACAATAAACACCAATAAACCGCTACGCCTTAGGGGTAGCATTTTTTGAACTCGCTTATTTAAAGGAGAAAACATGAGCGCAATTTCAGCACAAGCCATTACGGCAATCGACACCATTCAAGGTGCAAAAACTACTTTTCTAAACACTTTCGTAACAGAGAAAAAAGTTAAAGAACCTCTACAAACTTTTGTAGATGCTCAAACTACATTCGCTAAAGAATTTGTAAATCAATTTGATACCTTTACATCTACTGTTCAAACTGCTTTTGAAAAAGCATTGAAAGTTAAGTAATTAGGGAGGTAATATGAACTCATTAACTAAATTTGTCCCTGATGCACTTTTGCATCCAAACGCATTTAAAGACTTTGACAAATTCTTTGTTGGTTTCGAAGACCAATTTAATAAGATGGCAAAGTTGCACGATGAGTTGACAAAAAACATTCCTAATTATCCTCCTTATAATATCTACAAGCAAGCAGAAAACAAATATGTTGTTGAACTTGCCGTTGCAGGTTTTGGTAAGCAGGACATTGAAATCACTCTTGAGAATGATAGATTGATTATCAAAGGTGAGACAAAAGATGATACTCAAGCATTTCTCTATAAAGGAATTGCAACAAGAGCATTTACCCGTAGTTTCGCTGTTGATGACCAAATTGTTGTTCAAGGTGCTTCAATGATTAATGGTATGCTTAAAGTTTTCTTAGAGCGTATTATTCCAGAATCAAAGAAGTCACGCAAGATTGATATCGCAGATGAAGGTTCTACAGTCTCAGAGTTTGCGGCAGATAATCCTAAGCAATTTTTGACTGAAGATGAACTTGCTATTGACAAAAAATAACAAGTGATGTAGAATACACCGAGGTCTAAAAGGCCTCGGTTTTTTATTTAATGGAGATAATATGAACGAACTATATCTATTCAGATTCGTTGGCGGAGAAGATGTTCTTGCCGAATTAGAAAACGAAACTGACACAACAATTACAGTAAGCAAACCTGCCATCATTTTAACTATTCCGCAAGCAAATGGAACAATGAATGTTCAGATGTTGCCTTGGACACAATTTTCCGAAGAAAAGTCTTTCGTTGTAAGCAAAACTCATTTATACTTTAAAACTAAACCTGTTATTGATTTGGTAAACAATTATAACAGAATGTTCGGTTCAGGTATTCAGATTGCTACAGCGATTCCTAAATGACAAAATTTTATACTAATGTTCGTTGCTTTGGAAATTATATTTACTACCGTGGGATTGAAAACGGTCAACCAGTAAAGAAAAAAGTAGAATTCAAACCTACTCTATTTCTAAACAGCAAGAAAAAAACACAAAGCAAATATAGAACACTCAACGGTCAAATTCTTGAACCTGTTGAGTTTGATTCTATTAAAGAAGCAAAAGAATTTGTAAAGAATTATGAAAATGTTGATGGGTTCAGCATTTTTGGTAATACAAAATTTGAATATGTTTTTATTTCAGAACAACACAAAGAAGAAGTAATTGATTGGAATATTTCTGATATCAATGTTGCATATGTTGATATTGAAGTTAACTCAGACAATGGATTTCCTGAACCAGAATATGCGAGAGAACCTGTAACTGCAATTACAATCAAACTGTCTAAAGTTGGTCGTTTCGTTACATTCGGTTGTGGTGATTATGTTCCACACCGTGATGATGTTGATTACATTAAGTGTGACGATGAATATAATTTGCTAAAAAAGTTTTTAACTTATTGGACAGACAATTATCCTGATGTGTTGACTGGATGGAATGTTAAAGGGTTTGACATGTATTATCTTGTCAATCGCACAATAAGAATTCTTGGCGAAGATGAAGCGAGAAAATTCTCGCCTTGGAATATTATTCATCAAAAATCGGAGAACTTTTATAATCGTGAAATTAAATTTTATGATGTTGTTGGTATTGCTATACTTGACTACTTGCAGTTATTCAGAAAATATGCGCCAAACTATTCACAAGAAACCTATCGACTTGACCATATTGCACAAGTAGAAGGTGTCGGTGCTAAATTAAATTATGATGAGTTTGATTCATTGCATGATTTATACACAAGAGATTTTCAAAAATATATTGAGTATAACATTCGAGATGTTGAACTTGTTGAGATGATTAATGTGAAAGGTAAGAAAGCAAATGGATTGATTTCTATGGCACTATCTCTTGCCTACGACAACAAAACAAATATTGACGATGTGTTTTCTCAAGTGAGAATGTGGGACACAATTACCTACAATCATTTGAAGCAAAAGAATATTATTATTCCACCAAAGAAAACAAACGATAAAGATACGCAATATGAAGGTGCGTTTGTTAAAGACCCGCAAATTGGTAAATTTGATTGGGTTGTTTCTTTTGACTTGAACAGTCTTTATCCACATTTGATTATGCAATACAATATCTCACCAGAGACATTGGTTGAACCAAAAGACTATACACCAGCATTGCGTAATCTTATTTCTTCAGGCGTCAATGTTGACAAATTGCTCTCGCAAGAAGTTGATACAAGTGTGTTGGCATCTGAACAAGTTACTCTAACACCAAATGGTCAATTCTTTCGAACAGATATTCTAGGTTTCTTGCCTGAGATTATGCAAAAGATGTATGATGGTCGTGTCATTTATAAAAAGAAAATGATTGAGGCACAAAAGAAATATGAAGAAACAAAAGATGCAAAATATGTAATTGAGATTGCTAAGTATAAGAATCTACAGTTGGCGAAGAAAGTTGGATTGAACTCTGCTTATGGTGCGTTAGGTAATGAGTATTTTAGATTCTTTGATATTCGCCAAGCAGAAGGTATCACAATGGCGGGGCAGTTGTCTATTCAATGGATTATGAATGGCATGAATCGATACCTGAATAAAATTCTTGCAACAGATGATGTTGATTATGTGATTGCAATGGATACAGATTCTTTGTATATCACACTAGAAAAGTTTGTCGAAAAAGTTTATGGTGATAATATTCCTGAACATAAAGTAGTTGTTGATTTCTTAGATAAAGTTTGTGAAGGTAAATTACAAAATGTGATTGATGGTGAGTATACTGCCTTGGCAGAATATATTAATGCTTACTCTCAAAAAATGTTTATGAAACGAGAGAGCATTGCCAATCGTGGTTTCTGGACTGCAAAGAAACGATATGCATTAAATGTGTATGACAACGAAGGTGTTCGTTATTCTGAACCTCAATTGAAGATTACTGGTCTTGAGACTGTTAAATCATCAACGCCTGCGCCTGTTCGTAAAATGTTAACACAAGCGATTGAAATTATTCTAGAGAAAGATAACAATGCTTTGATTGAATTTATTGAAAAAACTAAAGATGAGTTTTTTAGTCTTCCTGCTGAAGAAGTTGCTTTCCCTCGCTCAGTAAATGGTATTGACAAATATTCATCTAGTGTTTCAATCTACACGAAAGGAACACCATTTCATGTTCGTGGTGCCCTACTACATAATCATATTCTCAAAGAAAAGAAACTTGAAAAGAAATATAATCCAATTAAAGAGGGTGAGAAAATCAAGTATCTTTATTTGAAGATGCCTAATCCGATTAAAGAAAATGTGATATCATTCATCAATCAAATTCCAAAAGAATTAAATTTGCACGATTATGTTGATTATGAAACACAATTTAATAAATCTTTTCTAGAACCTTTGCGAACAATGTGTAATTGCGTTGGTTGGCAAATTGAACAGGTAGCAACATTAGATGACTTCTTTGCATGATTATTTAAATTCTAAATTGAATGAATACAATCTTCCTATTCTGAATGAAACAGAATGGAAAGAGTTGAATGAAAAACATTCTAAAGACGAAATAAAAGAAGAACTTGCTAACATCATTGTAGATGGTCAAGCGAAGTTTCCTTTTAGAAAAATTTCATTCAATGACATGGCCGAAAAGTTTCGCTCTTTTTGTGCTGATGATTGCATCAATTATTATATGCATGATGTTGAGTGTATGGAGAAATTTTCTGATTACAAGTATCCATATAAAGACTTTGGTTTGTTTACCATTCAATTAGGGCATCATTACAATGATGTTTCTAATTATTTTATGCAGGCGGTTAGATATCAATGTGCAGGATATAATAGAGAAGCGCCAATAGACATTTGGAAAGATAAAGAGAAGTTGAAGAACTTGAATTGGACTTTATGGCGCATGGGAACAAAAGAACTTGATATGGGTGCTTATCGTGCAACATTTAGACTAGGTTCATATGTTGCTACACAATTTAAACCCCATGTTGCTAAAGCGATATATCAAGCAACAAACTCCAAAAACATTTTAGATACATCGTGTGGTTGGGGTGATAGACTTGCCGCTTTCTATGCATCACCTAATACAGAGATTTATATTGGTTGCGACCCTAATGAAACAACATTTGAAATTTACAAGTTGATGTGTTTAACTTATGAAAGAATCTTAACAGGTCAGATGCCACAGATGAATGTATTTGGTGATGCGTTTGAATGCGTTGGTGCCAAAAGAGTTATGATTTTTAAATCACCATCAGAGGAATTGAACTTATCAAATATTCCAATCAAGTTCGATTGCTATTTTACATCACCACCATATTTTGCAACAGAGTTATATAACAAAGGCGGTGAAGGTGAAGACTTACAATCATGGAAAAGATACGACACATATGAATTATGGCGAGACAATTTTTTCTTCTTGACATTAAAAAACTTTTCTGGTATGATGAGTGACGATGGAATTATATTGATGAATATCATTGACCCTGTTATCAAAGGCAAGAGATATAATGTTTGTGATGAGTTAGTTGATTTTATGAAACAAGACTTTCATTTCTTAGGACAGATTGGAATGAAAATGAAACAGAGACCAAAAAAATCAGATACTCTATCAGAGTTTTTACAAGAAAACTTTATTGAGAATGTTTGGTGTTTCTCTAAAGATAAAGATTACGAATTTGCAACCAAGTATAAAACACTTGAACAATTTATGGAGTGAACAATGAGTATTTTAGACAAAATTAAAAAGAATAGCACAATCAAAGATTCAGCAATACTTTCGCAATCAAAATTTTTCACAAAGAAAGATATGATTCCTACAAGTGTTCCTGTTATTAATCTTGCGTTATCTGGTCGCCTTGATGGTGGTCTAACACCAGGTTTAACAATGTGGGCAGGACCATCGAAACATTTCAAAACAGCATTTAGTTTATTGATGGCAAAATCATACATGGAAAAATATCCTGAGGCTGCCTTGTTGTTTTATGATTCAGAATTTGGAACACCACAATCCTATTTCGATTCATTTAAGATTGATATGGATAGAGTGTTGCACACACCGCTTACAGATGTTGAGCAATTGAAATTTGATATTATGCAACAGTTACAGAACCTAGAGCGTGGAGATAAACTTATTATTGTTGTTGATTCTATAGGTAATTTAGCATCAAAGAAAGAAGTTGAAGATGCGCTAGAAGGCAAAGGTGTTGCTGATATGTCAAGAGCGAAACAAATTAAGAGTTTGTTCCGTATGATTACACCACACTTAAACTTAAAAGATATTCCGATGATTGTTGTTAATCACACATACATGGAAATTGGAATGTTCCCTAAAGCAATTGTTGGTGGTGGTACAGGTTCTTATTATTCAGCAGACAATATCTTCATTATTGGAAGACAGCAAGAAAAAGAAGGAACAGAAATTGTAGGTTACAATTTTATTATCAATGTGGAGAAGAGTAGATATGTTAAAGAAAAATCTAAGATACCTGTTAGCGTATCTTTTGACGGTGGTATTAGCAAGTGGTCTGGCTTACTTGACCTTGCTCTTGAATCCGGTCATGTTATCAAACCTTCCAATGGTTGGTATTCTAAAGTAAACAAAGAAACTGGAGAGATTGAAGACAAGAAATATCGTATCAAAGATACTGATACGAAAGAATTTTGGATGCCAGTTTTAATGGATAAGACATTTAATGATTGGGTTAGAACCAATTATCAAGTTGCCAGCGCAGATATCATTAGTGATGATGATGTGGCACAAGCACTTGCAGAATTAGATGAGTAACTATACTTTTGTTCCTACTGAAGAAGGTTACCGTGTTAAAGTATTGACAGGTGAACTAGAAGGTTGTATTATTCAATATGGTCGAGTTGCGTTTGAAGAGAAAAACGACCAAGCTAAAATGAATTTTGATTATCGTATACTTGAACACAATGAAACAAGTGTGAGACTATCAGATAAAGAACTTGAAAAACAAACCGGTGATATCTTAGTTGATATCATCGAAAAATCATTAATGACAGGAAGTGTAGTTTATGCCAACGGAACGAATTGAAAGAGCAATTCTTGGTCATCTTATCCATGATGAAGAATATTGCAGAAAAGTTTTACCGTTTTTGAAAGATGAATATTTTCATGATGATACAGAAAAACAAATTTATAAAATTGTAAATAACTTTTTGTTGGAATACAATGCAAGACCGTCAGTTGAAGCATTGAAGATTGAAGTATCAAATCTAAAAGGTCTTACTGAAAAGCAATATGAAACATTACAAGATATTGCAGAGACACTTAAACCCGAAGACACAAATAAAGATTGGTTACTTGACCAGACTGAAAAGTTTTGTAAAGACAAATCTGTATATAACGCTATCATGAAATCTATTACTATCTTTGATGGTAAGGATAAGAACATGAGTAAAGATGCTATACCTCAGATTTTGTCTGAGGCCTTAGCAATCTCATTTGACCCAAATGTCGGTCACGATTATATTGAAGATTATGATAAACGATATGAATTCTACCATAGAGTGGAAGAAAGAATCTCCTTTGACTTAGAATATTTCAACATAATCACAAAAGGTGGTCTTCCAAGAAAAACCTTAAATGTCGCCCTAGCAGGTACAGGTGTTGGTAAATCACTATTCATGTGCCATGTTGCCTCATCTTATTTGTCGCAAGGCAAGAATGTATTATACATCTCTATGGAAATGGCAGAAGAACGCATCGCAGAGCGTATTGATGCAAACTTGCTTGATGTGACAGTAGACCAGTTGGTCGAACTCCCAAAGGCCTTCTATGAAAGCAAGGTGAGCAAATTAAAGGCTAAGACACAAGGTAAGTTGATTATTAAAGAATATCCTACCGCATCTGCCCATGCCGGCCACTTTAAAGCACTTTTGAACGAACTTTATCTCAAAAAGTCTTTTAAACCTGATGCTGTGTTTATCGATTATCTAAATATATGTGCGTCACAAAGATTCAAACACGGAAGTAATGTGAACACTTACACTTATGTTAAGGCAATCGCCGAAGAGTTGAGAGGTTTGGCAGTAGAACATGATGTTCCTATTATTTCTGCCACACAAACAACAAGGTCTGGTTTTTCCAATACTGACCCTGGTCTTGAAGATACCTCAGAATCATTTGGTTTGCCTGCCACAACTGATTTTATGTTTGCACTTGTTTCCACGGAAGAGTTAGAGTCCGCCAATCAGATTGTTGTAAAGCAGTTGAAAAACAGATATAATGACCCTACGAAATACAAAAGATTTGTCGTAGGAATTGATAGGGCAAAAATGCGTTTGTATGACTTAGAAGAATCCGCACAAAAGGACTTAGTAAACACTAACATACCCGAAACTGAAGAAGAAAATGACAAACCAGATTTCTACAAAGGCGCTAAGAATAGAAATAAAAGAGATTTTTCCTCTTTTAAATACTGAGAAGTATTGCCTGAATACTCTTAACGGAGTATTAGATTCTGTTAAACCAAAACTCTTTAACAAACCAGTCGGTATCTCTTATCTTAAAAGGGTGATTAAAAGCGCCCTTAAAGACTACAAAGTAAATTTTAGGACATATGAAGACCTAAAAATTGACAGCAATCATTTTGTTGTCACTGGTTGGTTTATTCCTGAAGAGGATGATGACGATGCAGACATTAATCCAATTCAGTTAAATTGTCACATGAAAGCAGATTGTGATGTTGTTGAATTCGATACCGAAGACAGATGGCACATGTTCAAGTTTAGAATTATTCAAACTCTGATGCATGAGTTAATTCACCAAATTCAATATCAAATTCGTGACGGTGAAAATATCGATGGTCGCCTTTGCTATCGCAGTAAAGAATTGCGTAAACGCAGAAAAGAATACCAAGAATACTTGGGCGACTATGATGAGATTCAAACTCATTCTCACGACCTATACATGGAGATGAAACAATATTATCCAGGATTGACTGTAGATGAAATTTTCTCATTGCCGTCAACTTATTTCACTCCAAATGATGTAACTACTCTGTATTCATATTATCGTGAATTCAAACATAATAAAAAAGTAGCACCCATCAAAAAACTAAAGCAATTCACTAAAGAATGGCACGAATTCTACGCCAATAAATAATGTAACAAACTGTTGTATTTTTACAACAAATCGGCAAAAAAGACTTGACAAATCGTTTGCCGAATGTTACACTTAACCTATAGCGTAGAAGACCATGATACAGACACTTAAAACCTACATCAAAGAACAGAAGAACACCCACATGGAACATGTGGAAGATGAAATCTTCAATAATGGTGTTGAAGGAACTCGCAAAGCAATCAATTTTTTGCGTGATTTGCGAGACATGCTTGCAGGTCATTCAAAATCAAAAATTGTATCTACTGTAAAATGGGATGGCGCTCCTGCGATTTTTGCAGGCATTGACCCTACAGATGGCAAATTCTTTATTGCCAAAAAAGGCGTATTCAATAAAAATCCTAAAGTATACAAAACTAATGCAGACATTGATGCCGACACTTCTGGCGATTTGAATGCCAAGTTTAAAGTAGCACTATCAGAATTCAAAAAACTAGGCATCAAATCCGGTGTCTATCAAGGTGATTTGATGTTTACCAACGACAAAAAAATCGAAACTATCGATGGTCAAAAATACATCACCTTTCATCCAAACACAATTGTCTATGCTATTCCAGCAGATACCCCTCTTGCAAAGAAAATTCAAAGTGCAAAAATCGGTGTTGTTTGGCATACAGTCTATGAAGGAAGCACCTTTGAAACAATGTCAGCATCATTTGGACAGTCTATTGTTTCAAAATTCAATTCAGTTTCTAGCATCTGGATGTGTGATGCCACATATCAGAATGTCTCAGGAACCGCAACATTCACAAAAGCAGAAACAGACGAAATTACATCAAGTTTGTCAGAAATTGGTCGTATTTTTCAGTCTGTGCCTGCCGATGTTATAAATAACATAAGAGATAATGAGAGACTAAAAGCATTGGTGAAAGAATATAACAATTCTATCATCAAAGCAGGTAAAACAATTACCAATACTAAGTCTCACACAACAGGTTTGTTTCATTATATTCATGACAAGTTTCAATCTGAAATTGACAAGTTGAAAAGTGAAAAAGGTAAGACTTCAAAAACGCAAGAGCGTGATGAGGTTCTAACTTACTTCACAAAGCACAGTCAAAGTGACATTGCTAAAGTGTTCGACCTTATGAACATGCTGGCAAATGCAAAACAAGTGATTATTAATAAAATGAACTTGGCAGGTCATATCCCGACATTCTTGAAAACGAAGAATGGATTCAGAGTTACAAATGTTGAGGGTTTTGTTGCTATCGATGAATTGACTGGCGGTGCCGTCAAACTAGTTGATAGAATGGAATTTAGTTATGCGAACTTTTCGCCTGATGTGATTAAAGGTTGGCAACGATAAGCAACCAATGGATAACGGAGATTAAATGAAAAATTTTAAAAGTTTTGTAGCACAGATTCAAGAAGAAAAATCCAAATCGGTTGTATTTGCTTTTGGCAGATTCAATCCCGTAACTATTGGTCATCAAAAACTTTTTGAAAAAGTCGCATCAATTGGTTCTTCAAAAGACCATCATGTTGTCTTTGCGTCACATTCGCACGACAATAAAAAGAATCCCCTAAATCCAAACGACAAATTAAAATTCTTGCGTAAAGCATTTCCAAAGAACAATGTGGAATTGACTAGTCGCACAATGCCTAGCACACTTCAAATCATTGGTCATCTATACGATAAAGGTTATCGTGACATTACAATGGTTGCTGGTAGTGACAGAATTTCAGAATTCAAAGCACTTGTTAAAAAGTATAACGGTGTAAAATCTACACACGGTTTCTATGATATTAAATTTGATGTTGTATCATCTGGTGACCGTGATGCTGATTCTGAAGATGCCTCTGGTGCATCTGGAACCAACATGCGTATGTATGCAAGAAATGATGATTTCACATCATTCAGAAAATATACACCTGCATCATTAAGCGATGCAGACGCTAAAAAAATATTTAATCTAGTTAAAGGAAATTTAACTGAATTAGCATCACAAGAAAATTTAATTTTTCCTAGTGAACAAATTAGAGAAAAATTTATTTGTGGTGAAATTTTAAATCCTGGAGATACTGTTCGTGATATCTATGAAGATATTGAATATGAAGTTGTATCTAGAGGAACAAATTTTGTCAAAGTAAAAGACTTCAATGGTAAGGTTCATAAAAAATGGGTCTCAGATTTAATTGAAGCGAAAGATGAATCAATTGAAGAAGGTTCTACTCCAGTCTATGATACCTACATCAAAGGTGGTTCTACCTATGGTGATATTGTTAAGAAATATGGCGCCAATAAAGTAAAAGAAATTATTAGAAATCTAACTAAAGAAAGAGATTCTCTAAGAAAACATTCTGGTGAGTGGGCAGGTCCTGCACATCTAAAAGACCATGATTTTGCTATTCGTGGACTAAAGAAAAGCATAGGCGAAGAAGTAGAAGAACTAGATGAAGGTCGCCCATCACAAAGACATCCCTTAGAAGGACATGAGTATCACAAAAAGACCGATGCTGAATTAGAGTATATTGCTAAAGACGCACACAAAGCGGCAGAGGCAATGAAAAGTCATAACACAAATGCAGAAAATAAATATCGTGACCAAGCAAACGATTCCGCAACTGTTCGTTATTGGAGAAAAAAGAATGGTATGCCCGATTGGTATAAAAAGAAATATGGACATATCAAAGAAAATCGCAATCGCTATAAAGAGTTGTTTGGTGAAGAAGAAGAGCGTTGTGCGTTCATTTCTAGAAAACAAATTGAAGACCTAGAAAAATTTGCAGATAACTTGCTTGATAGATTTGATATTGATATTGAATTCACAAAACATTTTAGTGAGCGCATGACAGATTCTCGCAATGTGCCATGTATTAAAGTTAATGAATTGCAACAATTATTTAAAAAGATTGCTAGAGAACAAGGCAATAAAGTTAAGCGTTTAAAAGGCAATGAAGGCGTATTAAAAGATTTACAATATAATTTGAATTTACCTATTGTCGTAAACTATAAGAATGATGAGTTTGAAGTTGTAATGAAAACAATCATGCGTAAAGCAAATTTTAAAACATCTAATCAAACTGTAACTTACGAGTCCAAAGAATGACCGAAATTTCAAAACAATTAGACGAAGGCGTTTACGATAAAGGAATTTTCAAGGCAGTATTTTTTGCTGGTGGTCCTGGTTCAGGTAAAGACTTTGTTCTTCACAAAACTGTTGATGGGTTAGGTTTTCAAGAAATCAATTCAGATACAGCATTAGAATTTTTGATGGACAAAAATAATCTAGATAAGAAGATGCCCGATAGTGAAAAAGCAGAGCGTGAAGTTGTTCGTGCTAAAGCAAAAAACATTACAAAAATGCGTGAGACACTTGCATTACAAGGTCGCAAAGGAATTATTGTTAACGGAACTGGTGATGACCCCGCAAAGATTAAAAAAATTAAAGAGCGTTTAGAAGAATTGGGTTATGACACTTCTATGATTATGGTGAATACCCGTGATGAAGTTTCAAAGCAAAGAAATATTGAGCGAGGTGAGCGAGGCGGCAGAAGTGTTCCAGAAGACATTCGCAAAGAGAAATGGGATTCGGCGCAAGCAGCCAAAGCAGAATTTGCAAAAATTTTTGGTGACAATTATGTTGAATATGATAATTCAGATGACTTGCGTAAAGCGCCACCAGAATTAGTTAAAGCAAAAGAAGATGAACTGTTAGGTATTTTTAAAGGTATGCAGAAATTTGTATCTGCAAAACCAGGAACAACAAAAGCATCTGATTGGATTGCAAAAGAGTTAGAGAAGAAAGATACTTCTAAAGCAGAACCAACAGAACCAGAATCAAAAGATGGTGGTGAAGAACCAACTAAAGATGCAAAGGCCTCACAAGAACCTCAAGATTCAGAGGCCGCAAGAGAGGCAAAAAAACTTGGATTAATTTATCAAGGTTTTGGTCGATATGGAGTTCAAGGAAAAACAACGCATCGTGTTGTGGGCGGTCAATTAAAACAATTACAAAAAGAGGAAGTTGAAATGACAGACGATGAACTCAACGAAAGACCAATGACAGATGATGAAATGAAAAAGCGTGAAGAAATTGTCAAGTCTATGAAAAAAGATGGCGGCATCGCAGACTTCAAAAAGCGTTACGGTGACCGTTGGAAAGAAGTAATGTATGCTACAGCAAACAAACAAGCAATGAAAGAAGATTTGCGTAATTGGTTTGACCCAAAACATCCAGAAGGTGGTTGGAAAAGAGTAAACTCTTCAGGTAAAGTTGTGGGTGACTGTGCAAGAGAACCTGGTGAGCCAAAACCAAAATGCATGTCTAATTCAATGAGAGCATCTCTCTCTAAAAAAGAAAAGATTAGCGCAGTAAGAAGAAAAAGAAAAGAAGACCCAAATCCAGAGAGAAAGGGTGAACCAATAAATGTTAACGCAAAGGTTGAAGAAGATATGAAAAAATTAAATACTTTTGAACAATGGTCACAAAAATATAAAGACAGCATTGATTGTAACAATCCAAAAGGATTTAGTCAGAAAGCACATTGTGCAGGTAAAGATAAAAATGAAGAAGTCGAACAGATTGATGAAAAAAATGTTCCAACAAATCCAAAACTTTGGGCCAGAGCGATTGCACTAGCGAAATCTAAATTTGATGTTTATCCCTCTGCATATGCAAATGGATGGGCTGCTAAGTGGTATAAAGGCGAAGGTGGTGGATGGAAATCTGTTGCTGAAGAATTAACAGATAAACAAAAGAAACATTTAGATGTTGATAATGACCTTGATATTGATAAAAAAGATTTTGAAAAATTGAGAGCGAAAAAAGAAGAGTTAACACCTAAACAAAAAAAGATTGACTTCAATAAGAATGGTAAAGTTGATGGTCAAGATTTAGCAAAGTTAAGAGAAGAAGATGAGTATGATGATTCAGGTATGGCATATGATGAAATGGAATCAATCAAAGCAAAAGCAGAAGAGTTGTGTTCACAGTTAAACAAGATGAAAGGACAACAGTTACCTTCTTGGTTAGCAAGCAAAATCACAAGAGCAGAAGAAAGCATTAGCACAATTTATGATTACATGATGTTTGGTATGGAAGATGAAGAGCAAGATGACTATCAAGGAGAAGAGTAATGTCTGATTTCAAAAAGTTAATGGAGCAAACTTCAAGAACATCTTTAGAAGAGAGTGTTCCTGGTTATTTTGAATTGAAAGATAAGATTGCTAAATTAGAGAAATCTGGCATTCGTGTTAGTGATGTTAAGCATTCATCTTCACAAGCATCATATGTAACTGTTGACGGTGAAGGCTATAAAAGAAAATATATTTTTACTTCTTCTGGAACTAAAGTTGAAAACATGGGGCAAGTAAAAGTTAAAGACGATGATGAAGATGAACCTAAAGCAAAATCAGGTCGTGGTCGCCCAAAGAAAGTTAAAGAAGATTTTAACATCGATGAAGAATTAGATGGTGATAACATTAGTGAAGAAAACGAAGAATTATCTGATGATTCTGAATTAGCACAATTAGTAAAAGATGCAGGTATTGATATCAAAGATGTTTTATCAATCAGCGATACTGATTTTGAAGCAGAGATTGAGGCAATTGATGATTTCGAAGATATCGAAGACCTTTATGATGATGAAGAATTTGAACAAGAAGAAGGTGATATTAGCGAAGTGTTAAGCACACAAGCGAGAATGAGAAAGGCACAGCAAGCAAGACGCAACAAGTCTAAACTTCAGTCTCGCAGAAAGTTGCAATTGAAGCGCACATCAACACCACAGCGTTTAGACATGAAGGCAAGACGCCAAGCAATTCGTTTGATACATAAAAGAATTTTAAAAACTAGAGACTATTCAAAATTGCCTCCAGGAGAAAAGGTTCGTGTTGATAAGATTGTTCAAAGATTAAGACCAGTTATTAATCGTATGGTTCCTAAACTAAGACCAAAGATTAAGAGTGCGGAACAACAAAGAATTCGAAATGCAAATAAACCAAAATGAAAAAATTTAAAGACCACCTATACGAAGAGGCAATTCTAAATGCTATTGCATGGCATATGGAAAATGCACCACTACACGAAAGTATTTTTAGAGTAGGTTCAGAAAATTATTTCAAATTATGGCGCACCGCAAGAGCATTATATAATGAAGGTGCAATCGCTTATAATGAAAAATGCACAGATACATATCTATTAGAAGAAACAGATATTGGTGAAATTGCAGAATACGAAGGTCATCATGTTCCTCTTGATTGCCCCATGATTGAAGAAGAAGACGAAAAAGATATTGAGTTAGGTAAACCAAAGCGTGGTGGTCCTAAAAAGTTTTTTGTTTATGTTAAAGACCCATCAACAGGTAATGTCAAGAAAGTTACTTTTGGTGATACTACAGGGTTGAGTGTTAAACTTAATGACCCCGAAGCAAGAAAAAGTTTTGCGGCGAGACACCAATGTTCAACACAAAAAGATAGAACAAGTGCCGCCTATTGGTCATGCAATTTACCTCGTTATGCTAAATCATTAGGACTATCTGGTGGCGGAAATTTCTATTGGTAAACCATATCAAGAGTTACTTGGTGATGGTTATAAGATAAGAAACTTTTTTGATAATGTGGATGATGCTGAACTAGTGTGGCATCGTGACAGAGAAAAAAGAATTGTCGAAGTCATTGTGTGTGACAGTTGGCAATTGCAGATGGATAATGAACTTCCTTTTGTAATGCAAGAGGGTTGTGAATACGAAATACCTGCGATGGTTTATCATAGAATTATCAAAGGTAAAGGCATATTAAAATTAAAAATAAAGGAAGATAAATGTCATTCGAATTCGATTTTACAGAAGAAAAATTAGCGAAGATTATTCCCAATGCCGCCTATGGTGTTAATGTTTGGTTTAACGAATTAACTGAGTTACTACCAGTTTTTGAAATTACTACAGTTGGTCGTGTTGCCGCTTTTATTGCACAGACAGCGCACGAATCAGGTGGGTATAGAGCATTGGCAGAAAATTTAAACTATTCAGCAGACGGATTAAATAAAATTTTTCATAAGTATTTTGTTGATGCTGGTCGTGATGCCAATCAATATGCAAGACAACCAGAAAAGATTGCTAATGTAGTTTATGCAAATCGCATGGGCAATGGAACTACTGAATCTGGTGACGGTTGGAGATATTGTGGTAGAGGTTTGCTACAATTAACAGGTAAACAAAACTATTCTAATTTTGCACAATATGCTGGCATTGCTGTTGAAGAAGCACCTGGTTATATTGAGACACCAAGAGGTGCAGTTCATTCAGCATGCTGGTTCTGGTTTTCAAATGACTTAAATACTTTCGCCGATGCAGGAGATTTTGTTGGTATGACAAAGCGCATCAATGGCGGAACAATTGGACTTGATGACCGCATCAAGCATTACAACGAGGCTGTTCATATTTTTGGAGCATAAAATGAATCTTAAAAAGTTTTTAGTAGGAATTAATGTTGTCATTTGGTCTTTTGTTGGTTATCAGGTTGCATATGCAGAAACAAAACCTGCGCCTAAAGTAGATTGCACACAAAAGAAAAATGAAGGCAAGATTGAGTGTAAAGCACCACCAAAGTCTGATGCTAAACCAGAAATTAAAAAACCTGAAAAGGTTCAAAGAAAAGCACCTGCTGATGTAAAGAAAAAAGCAGACGCCAATAACAAATAAGGAAACATAATGTCACAATTGCAGAGCATTCTAGAAGAGTTGCAAAATAAACAGAAAATTGAGCAAGGTAGATTGCCTAAGATTTTTTGTGACATGGACCAAGTTCTTGTCAATTTTATGTTGGGTGCTCAAGAAATATTGGGTGTTCCTTTTAATGAATATCCAGGAGAGAAAGAAGAGAAGTGGCAGAAACTAAAACAAGTAAATGGTTTTTGGGCAAATCTTCCAATCATGCCTGATGGTATGTTATTGTGGAAATATATTCGTGATTTTGAACCTGCTATTCTTTCAACACCATCACGCAGAATGCCTACATGTAAAGTAGAAAAGATTTTGTGGTTAAGAACACATTTGCGTTTTGTTGGTGAAACTCATATTGTAAGAAGACAAGATAAAAAGAAATATGCTGTTACTGATGACGGATATCCTAACTTGCTAATAGATGATTATAAGAAAAATATTCTAGAATGGGAAACAGCAGGTGGGATTGGTATTCTTCATAAAGATACATTATCAACAATTAGAAAATTAAAGAATTTGGGATACACTAAATAATAGACAGACCTAGAAATGGTGATGTTAGATAATAATAACATTACATCTAGTTAATTTAAATAGGAGAAAAAAATGGCCGACCAAAAAATATCACAATTAGTTGCCGCTACGGCAGCCGCAGCCGCTGATTTACTAAGCATTGTTCAAGGCGGAACAAATAAAAAATTAACATTCGCAAACTTGTTTAACAATATCGATGGTGATGTTGCATTAACTGGTGTTTTATCATTAAAAGGAACACCACAAACATTGACAGCAAGTGGTGCAGTTAGTTTGACCACAGCAATTACTCTTTTCACTCCAGCAGCTTCTCTTGCCGCAACATTGGCAGACGCAACAAAAGAAGGTCAAGTTAAAGTTCTTGTTCAAACAAATGCAACAGCAAACACAGTAGTAACACCAACAACGCCATCAGGTTTTACTACACTAACATTCAATGCGGCTGGTGATACAGCAACATTAATTTGGACAAACAGTAAGTGGAATATTCTATCTGTAAATAGCGTAGCAATTGCATAATTGAAATAAATGGAATTTGAATTGAACGAGAGAAACTTTCTTCTTTACGCAATGCATAATTATGAAAACCCGCAATGTGTAAATATAGAAGAGTTTCATGAAGATATACAGAGGTTAAAATATTTAAAAAGATTATTTAAAAGATTTGAAGAAAAAAGCGAAATCAAAGAGCGTTTAATTTTAAATCATTTAGTAGTCTTAGGTAATGTTTATAAACCTGAAACATTGAGAAAGATTCTATTCTTTAAGATAGAAAAAGAGCATTGGCCGATGTTAAAAACATTTCTTTGCTTTTTGAATCTTATGAGTGTAGAAGACAATGAAAATATTCCTTTGCATGTAGAAACAATTAAAACTTTAAGAAATATCTAATATGGGTAGACTGTTTGACCAACTGTTAACATTCAGAATCCTTAAACTTCTTACAACGAAGTTTGAGGATACTCCTGCATTTAAGGCAGGTTTAATAGATGCAACAGGCAAACCAACCAAAGATATTAATACATTGACAAGTGCCGAGCAGATTGTTTATACTGCATTAGACAGATTAGTTTTTAGATTAAAAAGATTATTAACTAAATATTATCCTCAGTCAAAACAAAGATTATCATCTTTTGCAACAGCATTATATTTAATTAAAGAACATTCTGATTATTCTGATTTGCTTGATGATGAATTTTTAGAAGATGAGATTGAAGAATTAATGATAGATGACGATATTCTTATTGAAGAGATGTTAGATGTTGGTTTATACATAAACAATTTAGGATTTTTATCACCATCTAATTTTTTAGTTGAGAATGGTGTTCCAGCAAACGCAGTTGGTTCTGGTGGTGTTGATTTGGAACCAAAAGCAAGTGCTGGACTATTAAGAAGAAAAGTAAAAGTATTTAATGTTTCAAATGACTTGTATTCTAAAT